AGATGGTATCAAGCAATTGATCGACCACCCCTGCTCCTGTTAATTGGGGTGACTCGGCGGCATTTTTTAATATTGCCGTATTACGAAAAGTGATCAACACGATCACATTTTCCGCTCCTCCTGTAGAACGGGCCGCGCAATGAACGCGTCGGCCCGTTCTTTCTTTATAAAGTTGACAATACACCAAATCGTGCTATAATACGGTATATCGAAAATAAGGAGATCGAAAATGCCAAAGGCTATTGTGCTAATTCATCGAGAAGAAGTCGGGTTTCCTGGCGAAATGTTCAACCGTGATACTGTCATTGGTGTCATGACACAAAACACCAACGAGACCGAGGTTGAATTTGATTCTCGAGTAAATGAAGTTCAAACTCGATTGAAGAACACCACAATTCTTGATCAGCTCGCAAAGTCACCTGAATTTAAAGGCATCGCCGCCCCATTCCTCGGTGATAAGCATTATGAGGGATTGATTATCGTTGAAGGAACCGAAATACTGTAATTTCTGGAGAATAGAATGAATCATATGAAATATGTGGTAATTGATAATGGTATGTATGAACAGATTTTTATTTTCTGTGATGCAATACCGCATGATTCGATGGTTGCTAAAATTGGACAATCGACTAAAAATGTCGTTTCGGCTGGTTTTGTAACATATGGAAGTGACGGTAATTTGTCGTGTTACGGTCATTCGACCAGCTTGAACTTAAAAAGTCGTCTTATCGAAGATACCGATCTATTGAATCTAGAACTTCGAGGACGAAACCCATACTAAGGAAAAAGAATGCCTAGTATTTTTGATATTGTACCAAATGAAAGTTTCCAAGAAGAACAAAAGAAGGCAAAGGAAATTGTCTTACGTTCTCTTCTTATCAAGAGTCGTGATATTGACGGATTCAGGAACAATTCAACTTTGATATCTGAATTTTCTTTGTCTAACCTAGATCTATTGACATATACGGCGGTTTTCTATATAAAACCAGGCGAGTCGAATGTGAAAGAACTTAAGGAATCTGTGTCTGAGTGGGTTGCAGATTCAGCCATTGAAGGAAATTTTATTGGCTTTTTCCGAGTTAATGGTACCGGAAAAAAGAAAGAATTCGAAACAACCAACAAAAATAAACGAAAATATACGCATCGTGCCATTGCCGTAAATGTATCATTTACGCATAAAGGAGATTATGACCTCTTCGAGAATGAATTTATGGTATTAAGTAAGCTTACTGATACATAATTTATCAAGAAATATTAGAAACCCCAATCTTAAAGCACGTAAAAAATTGCGTGGCCGCCTTCACGAGTAAAAAATCATATCTCCGAAGTAATATGAAAATTTGGCAGACTAGAAAAGCTAAATAAATATATAAAGTGTAATAACTTGTACACAAAAATTAAGGAGATATCAAAAGATGGTGGAAACGTTAAATAAATTCGGAGTTCCGGTAGACGGTGAAAGAGCTGGTATGCTTATGCCAAAGCTCACAAACCGCTTTCGCGTTCGTCTAACAAATTTCGGCCCGCTTAATTCGGCACAATCAGTAGATCTATCACGTCAGGTTATATCGGTTGCAAAGCCAAACTTAACACATGAAGAAGTTATGGTTCATAGTTATAACTCAATTGCTTACTTTGCTGGTAAACATGCATGGCAAACTGTTGATCTAGTAGCACGTGATGACATCACAAACGCTGTAACGCGCCTTGTGTATCATCAGGTACAGAAACAGATGAACCACTTTGAACAGACTAGCCCAATTGCTGGTTCTAACTACAAATTCGGTATGGTTGTTGAAACACTAGACGGTGGAAACGATGGTGTGTTGGAAAAATGGGAACTGGAAGGTTGCTTCCTAACTAATATTGCTACGGAAGGTCTAAATTATGAATCTGCAAATGCGCAGACCATTACGATGACAATTCGTTACGATAACGCAACACTACAGGATGGTCTACAGACACAGACACCAGAGCTTCTAACAGGATTGACGAGAGTTTAATTTAATCCTGGAGGAATTCTAATGCCTTTAGTTAATGATTTACTGTCTTTTGCTTTTAGTGGACAAAATCCGTTTGAAGATAGGATGCTACGTGATAGTAGACATGCACGTCACCGCTTTGAAACAAGAGATGCACAAACAGAACAAGATTTTGGTGGACGACCAAAACCAAAATTCCTGTTTGGTGTGCGATTCATAACTCAGTTCAATTCACCGGCCTTTGGACAATTTTCTGACCAAAATGGCGACGTCGCTTTTATGGTTAAAACTGTTGATAAACCAAAAATTGATTTTGACGTCACAGTTATGAATCAATATAATAAGCGTAGATTAGTTCAAACAAAAATAAAATATCAACCAATTAATATGCGTTTTTATGATTCAGTAGATGAAAGACTATCAAAATTTATATTATCATACATGCAGCATTACTATGGTGATCATTTAGCAGAAAATGTTGATCAATGGAGTTATGATAAAATTTCTTCAGAATTCAATAATGGTGTAGATGGTTGGGGTTACAGAGGTATTTCCCAACCAGGCCGCTCAAATTCTGCCCCTTTCATGTCACATATTGAACTTTATCAATTCTTTGGTGGTAATTTTTCTCGTTGGGTTTTTGTTAACCCATTGATTACTAGCTTTGATCATGATAATGTTGATGCAGAATCGGGCAATGTTGCACAAGAAGCAAGTATGTCAGTCGAATTTGAAGGACTTCTTTATAGAGAAAAAAATATCCCATTAGCAACATCTAAAGTTGGTCGCGCAGCAATTGATTTCTTCAAGCTAGAAGAGTTCGCTGATAATTTAGAATTACCTGATGCACTACAAATCGGCGGTTTAAATCTCGGTGGTATTAGTGATCTTGCATCGGCTAGATCAGTTTTTGGTCGAGAACTTGGTAGGAAAACAATCGAAGTTTTGAGCGGTAGCCCAATCGATACATCAGGCATTTCTAGAACATCATCATCGGCATTAACACCGTTTGGTAACTTTGATTTTGGTTCAGTTATTGTTGGTGAAGGTGTTGATGGATTAATTAGTAGCGGTGTAAGTGGATCGACAGGTGCGGTTTCAAACGCCATTAGATCTGGTACTGCAAACGTTGCACGTGATGCTCTTAACTTGGTTAGAGGTAATATTCTTGGAACAGGTGGTACTCGACTCAATGACGGCGCTGCCTCGTTTTGTGCTGACCCAGCAACAGGATCTGGGACTTCACCGTCCGCATCCCCGGCAGGTGCCGCCAAAGCTGTTGGTCAAACAGGTGGGTTTTCCACACCAGGAGTAGCAGCAGATGAAAATTCAGCAGTTGTACAGTTTGCAGGAGCGGTGACAACTGGTGTTGATACAGTGGTCAAAGGGGTTGGTGATGGTTTACAGTTTGGATTAGAGACCATCGGGCTTAGAAATTCCCAATCTACTACAGGAAACCAAATTGGAGTAACAGCTAAACCATTTGTTGACCCAGATTCATTAACGCCTTCACAACGGGCTATTCGGGCACAAAACCAATTTCCGGATAACACCTGATGGCTAAGTATGGTCATGTGCATAGTGGTGAATTTACGCCCAGCAATCCGGCAAAATATAAAGGTTCATATCCAATAACATATAGAAGTTCATGGGAACTCACTGTATTCAACATGTTTGATTCGCACCCCAACGTTTTAGAATGGGCAAGTGAAAGCATAAAAATACCTTATATGCACCCATTTAAGGGTAGAATGTCATTTTATATCCCAGACATTGTTGCAAAATTCGTGGATAAAAAAGGAAAAACTCATGTTGAGGTTATCGAGATAAAGCCTTTGAAAGAAACTTTGGCAGAACATGCCAAATCCAGGTATGATCAAGCACAATTAGCGGTTAATCATGCTAAATGGAAATCGGCTCAAGCTTATTGTGCAAAAGTCGGTATGAAATTTAGGATTTTAACCGAAAAACAAATATATAGAAATTAGCAATTACTTAGTGCAATTGCGGTTTATACAACTTCTTTGCTGTGAACCTTACGAAATTCGTTTTGTAAATAATAAAAATATATTGAGGAGATATTGTATGCCTAAACAGCAAAAAACAAAACTTGAAGAAACCTTGGATTTGCCCAGTTTATCTGACGCATTAGAAGAATCAAAAGTGTCAAAAGAAAAAGAAGCACTCGATGCTGAAGAAAAAGAAGTGGATGAATTGGAAGAAACAATGAAAGAACTTTCAGCAACCAATCCACAGTCTGCTTCAGATTTTAAAAATGCATTGGATTCAGCAGCTGAATTAGAAAACACTGTCGCTAGGCATGCTGATTTCAAAGAACATGATGATGAAATGAATGAAGTTTCTGCACACGCAATGGAAAGTTATGAAATGCTAATGGATTTTGGAATGAACTGTACACCAGCTCATGCCGGATCAATATTTGATACCGCCGCCACTATGTTAAAGATTTCCCTTGATGCTCGAAATTCTAAATCAGATAAAAAATTAAAAGTTTGGCGTTTACAAATTGAACAAGCCAGATTGATGCGTGATATGGAAAAACAGCGAGATGATAGTGGTGAAATTATTGATAATAACAATAACCAAATTAAAGGTTCTAGAAATGCGATTATTGAGGGAATCAAATCTGGTAAGATCAGCTTGGACGATTAAAAACAATCAACCAGCTAAATATAAAGAAATACAATTCTTTTAAAGGCTTTGGAATATGAAAAAAACATTTATTGAACATTTGATAGAGAGCGATCGGGAATACAGCTACCGAATTAAATCGGTTGTTGATTTTGACGATACCCAAATGGAGAAATTGGAGAGATTGGTTCAAAAATATGAACTACGTGATATGGAATCTCCAAGAAAGACTATTATTCAAGATCATCCACTTGATTTCCCAGATGTGAACCATGCAGAAGTTTATATTATTGATATTGTCACTGGTGTACCAGTATCATCATATATATTACAACAAGAAATCCGAGAGAATTTGAAAGTACCGGAAAAGTTTATTGTTGTTCGTTCTGAGAATGATCCTCTAGAGATTGAAACAGAAAAAATGCTTGCAATGAAAGATATGCGTGATGAAGCTGAAAAGAAAGGCCTTGAACGAGATGCATTACTTTCAACTTCAAGTGTTTATGTTGAAGATGAAAACTCAGTTCCTGGTGAAGAAATGTATGGGGATATATATAATAAGAGATTTCTAGATACTCTTGCCCAAATATCAGCAACTCGTTCCCCAGAATTCATTGAAAACAAAGGCACGGGGATTTTCTCGTGGTTGAACAATGAAGTTGACGATGTTCCTGAAATTATGACAGACGATAGTTTCAACAGTGGTAAAGAATACGAATATGCTCCAAAACCAACACCGTGGTGGAAAGCTTCCAGCGTTGATCACAGGTTACATGATGATTTAAGTTTGGGAACAGCCGGAAACTTTGATGACGATTCAAAATTATATCATCAAAAATATAAAAAGATTGATGGAGAAGAAGTCCATATGATCCGTAAAACAGAGGGAATTCAAGATGACTAACGAATTGGATAGAATGATTAAACTAGCGGGCATTCGTCTTGCAGAAGATAATATGACCACTGACGGATTTGATTTCTCAGGAATTTCAAAACTCGTTGATGAAAATAAAATCAATACATTACCATATGGTGATCAAAAAGAAATTTTTAGACTGTCAAGTATGATTGGTGATGGTGGTATCCATGATGCAGTTTCCAGAGCGAAGGCGATGATACAGAAAGATCCATCGATGAGTTCAACTATGCAGAGTATATTACAAGACCTAATTTCAAATAGTGGTGTCAGTGATGTACAGGAAAATCTTAGTCCAATCCATGGTTCTCCTGAGAATCCAGATGAGGATCTTTATCCAGATCAGGAAGTTCACCAACATGATCACGATTGGAACAATAACGATTCGTCCGAAGCAACAGATGATGATGGGCATCTAGTAGAAGATGAAGGTTCGTTAACATTTAAACTTTCAAGAAAGAAAACTGAAGACGGGGAATTTGTAGTTAAAGCATACAAAAATGGCAAATATTATGAGCCAGCAAGCTACTATACAGATGATTGGGAAGATGCAGTTGGAACTAAAGCTGATATGGAGAAACGTGAAGGCATCAAGGAAGATGGTGACATGGGCGAAGCGCGTGAATTACCAGATGCAGTTAAAAATAATTTTGAATATGATCCAGATGCAGAAGCAACCGAAATTAGCTTTGATACAGAAGAACCTATTTCGGAAGAAAATACAACAGAAGGTGTTGTCAAACTAATATCAATGCTAGACGGTGATAGAAAAACTGCTAAAGAAATTGTAAAGCAATTGGATGAATGGGTTAACTTTGCTGGTGAAGATTGGTCTTCTGATGATTTTGTTGATGAACTCATGAATGCATTTCCTGACCTAAGTGAAGAGATGGCTACTGAAATTCTTGAAATGCATGAAATGGGTGAAATTGGCGTCTCGGCATCATCATATAATGAATTTGGTGAATCAATCAAAGAAGACGTTCGTCAAGACGTTCCTGTTCTTGAATTCGATTCAACAGGTGATGCTTATGATGCGTGCCAGTATGATGACAATATAAAGAATGGTGATGTACTTTTAATTCCATCCGAAGGTGTGGTTGGAATAGCTGGTACGTGGCCCGTGGCAGTCACAATAGAAAATGGTAATCTCCATTCAGCAAAGGATGGTGAGTTATCACTTTACTTGGATGAACAAAATATGGGAGCCGGATTAGATAAAGCTGTTGCAACTGCAAATGATCACGGCTTTGAAATTGTTCCTGAAATGGCACAAGAAATAACTGAAGGATTTATGGATGATCTTCGTTCAGCAGCCAGTGATTTAGAAGGTGAGCTTGTTGTTATGCGTGAAACCCCAGATGAAAGCGAATATGGTGCGGTAGAGGCCTTGGTTCGGGATATGGCACAAGCATATCATGTCGATGAAGATAGTTTATCTAGAACATTTGAAGATGTTTATGGTGTACATCCAGAAGAATATATGATGCAAACCGAATCGATGAACGAAATTAATGAAGATTGGGGCTCATCAGATTGGTATCCAATCATACAAAATATCGATCAGGCAATTGAAAGAGACGGTGTATCACCTGAATCTATTGAAAATGCGGCACGCGATAGTGCAGAAATGTATTACGACCACATGGGATATGAATCAGTAGATGATGCAGTAGATCCAATTATCAATGGTTGGATGCGCATGTCAAAGAAAGGTAAACAGCTTTCTGCTATGTTCGCACCAAAAGAGACTATGGATGAACATGAAAACGGTGAATACGATTTTGGTCACCGTCAGATGGGTTACAAAGATTATCAACAGGATGTTTTTGATTATAGAGGACGAGCAGAAACTTCTGGCTCCAAACTTCGAGTTGTTAATAATTATGGCGATAACCCAATGATTGAAGAAGACCCTAGAAATGATAATGGTATTCGTGGAAAGCGGTTTTATGAAAATCAAGATCCTATTGCTGTTCGTGAAGCTCAATATGCTAAAGAATTCCGAGCGTTTTTAAAAGAAGGAAAGAAATAACCCTTAATTTTAGTGAGCAGCCTTATCAATCTTAAAAAGGAAATTAAAATGAAAGTATCAAAGGATTTTCAAGAACAGTTTGTTTACGGTAAGGTTAATACTACAATTCATGTTTATTATCACTTACCAGATTATAATTCTATAATACAGGAATTTGTCTGGAGAACTCTTGATCTTGATCCACATTTCCCTAGAATCCATCAATTTTTGGATCATTGGGATAGAAATATCGATGCACCAATAAAGGAAGCTTTCATCTCCTGTGATAAAGGAAACTTCAAACCAGAGTTCAGAAATGTTACTGCTTGGTTTAATGCCTAGACCTACGTTTTTGCGTTATAAATATAATACTTACAACATGTTACAGAACGTGTTTGTAGATTATTAATTATACGGGGTAAGACTGCATGGCAATGCAAACAGGTTTAGATATTACGAAAAAGGCCCACATTGTTACGGGCTGGACAAAAAAACAAATAATGGAATTATCATTATGTGACGATGATCCATTATATTTTATGGAAAATTTTATGTATATTCAGCATCCAATGAGAGGAAAGTTGCTGTTTAATGCCTATGATTTCCAAAAAGAAATGATCGACACATTACATGAAAATAGATATTCAATTTTACTCACCGCACGGCAAATGGGCAAAACGACGGTCGCAGGTGGATATTTGCTTTGGTATGCAATGTTTAATCCAGATTCAACAATTCTTATCGTTGCAAATAACATGGCACAAGCTATGGAAATTATGCAACGTATTCGTTTTGCTTACGAAGAATGTGCAAATCATATCAGAACGGGTGTTACAGAATACAACAAGGGTTCAATAACATTTGATAACGGTTCAAGAATTGTTGCTCGTGCTACCACTCCGCACGCTGCTCGTGGTTTGTCAGTAACATTACTTTACGCGGATGAGTTTGCGTTCGTTCAGCCCAACATGGCAAAAGAGTTTTGGACAGCAATTCAACCAACCCTATCAACTGGTGGTGGTTGTATTATTACGTCAACTCCAAACGGCGACGAAGATATTTTTGCGCAAACATGGCGTGGTGCAATGGACAAAATTGGTCTTGATGGGAATGAACGCCCGGGTGGTCGTGGTCGAAATGGTTATAAGGCTTGTATGGCCCCATGGGATTTGCATCCTGAACGAGATGAAGAATGGGCAGATGAACAACGCTCACAACTTGGAGAAGACCGATTTAGACGAGAGTTTGATTGTCAATTTATCACTGCTGAAGAAACATTAATTGAATCACTCGCTCTTCAGGGATTAAAGGGTGTTGAACCAGATAATCGTGAAGGGCAAATTCGCTGGTACGAAACAATTGAACCAAACCATACTTATGTGATTGGCCTTGACCCATCAACAGGAACAGGTGGTGATAGGGCGGCTATTCAAGTTTTCAAATTACCAGAAATGACACAATGCGCTGAATGGTGTGATAATAAAACACCACCAAAACAGCAAGTAGAAGTTCTGCTCACAATTTTACGAAATATTCGAGAAACAATGGCCGCTGATTTGAGACAATCGTCAAATCCAGATGATAGTATTTATTGGACATTTGAAAACAACGGTTTGGGTGAAGCAATCAATGTTATTATCCAGGAAACAGGTGAGGAGAAATTCCCTGGGATATTATTACATGAACCACGACGTCGTGGAGGATCCCGTGGTAGGCGCGGCTTAACAACAACAAATAAAAACAAAATTACCGCCTGTACCAAGTTGAAGAGTCTAGTTGAAACAAATAGAATGATTGTTCATTCCAAAGCACTAATATCAGAACTTAAAAATTATATTAGAAAAGGTGCTGGATTTGAGTCTAAACCAGGTATGACCGATGATTTAGTCTCCGCCTCCCTGCTTGTTATACGGTTAATTGGTATTATTAAAGATTATGATCCCGAAATAACTTCACGACTGGAAGATTCTCTGAATGATGATGATGATGCGTCCACACCATTACCATTCGTTGCATTTAGTGGATACGGTGGATACTGACCTAGCATAAATAAAGTATATAATGATAATATAAGGGTTTAACATGGCTGATAAGTTTGGTCTCTTGGCAGAAAGAATATTTAGTATTTTCAAAGGAACGGGGCACACCCTTAGACTCTTCGATGAGCAGGGAAACCAAACAATTGATCCTGAAAATGCTCGGCATTTCTTTGCTGTTGAAGACCGTATTATGGTTACTTTGCATCAAGACAATGCGGATAACAATGAATTAACGTTAATGATTCCGGAAAAGAATGATAAGGGTGATGTCCGCCATTTTGCCGATATGATTAGATCTTTAAGACGGTCAGCACAACACTTTAATATTATGTTTACAGTTAGAAAATTTGGGCATGAGATTACACCGAAAGATGTGATCCATAAAATAAAAGAATCATGGAGTAATGACATGGAAATCGCAGAACAGATGAATCCAAAGATGACGGGAACCTCTCGCACAAGTCATCAAAAGTGGAATGAAGCAAGACTAATCGTCAAGCACTCAAAAGTTGTAAATGAAGAACAACGGGGCGCTCGATCCAGAAATATTAGTCGGCTTTTTGTAGAAACCGCTGAAGGCGAACGTTTCTTGTTCCCTACAAAGAACTTACAAGCTGCGAGAGCATGGTGTCGTCATCTGGGTGCGGGGGGTGTTGCTAATGACATAGTTAGTGAGCATATCAAAAGCCTAAGCAATGAAATGGAAACATTGAAGGAATTTTCCGCACATATTTTCCGCAATAGGACAACTTTGGAAGAATCAGCACTTGCTGTTCGTTCATCTGCCCGCACTAGAATTGACGAGATCCGTAATGAGCTAGGTCGTTTTATGACTAAGAGAGCATACTTTACGGTTGCTGAAGAAATCGAAAGTTCTGAAACCAGCGGTGATACACTTGTCGAATCACACACCGATTTATCTGAGCGTTTAGAATGGTTGTCAGACACGTTAGCTATTGCAGAAGATCATGATTTATATGGTAAATTGTCTTCTTTAGTTGAATTTACCGAACCAGCTGTTGCTGACGAAGAACCAATGGAAGGACAATTTACTCCGGACGATGTTGCCCAAGCATATGAATTCCGTGGTGCAGATAATGCAGCCCGTGACCCGGAAGGCACATTTGATTGGGAAGCAATCAATAAAGATACTCCTCCGGAGCACAAAGATCACCTGAAACCACCTGCCGTAGAACGTTTATATTTTGAAGAAGCTGCGGCCCTACTTAATACAAATGATTTTACGTTTTTTGACAAATACACCGATGACGACGCAAACAAACCAGATGAATGGACCCCTCGTGGAAAATTAGCTTGGCGTTTAGCTTCAATCGCAAAGAGACTTGATCCAAAGGTTAAGGGACAATTGGTTCTTTCAAATATTCTTTCCTATGTGGCAGATAAGATGCAAGAAGGCGCAAGACCAAATCCACAAGCACAACGCATCGCTGGTCACTTCATTACAAATATTGCTCCAACAATTCATGAATCAATCAGCGTTCGTTTAGCACAAATTGAAGAAAGTGTAAAACTTGGAGAATCATGGCTTGAAGATTTGGAATCAGCGGTTAATGATTTAGAAGCAGAGCTCGAAGCATTCATTGACAATGACAGTGAATATGGCGCAGTTGACCCATTAATATACGATATGGCACAAGCCTATGGTGTAGATGTAGCAAGCTTGGCCAATGCATTCCACGACATGAAAGGTATACCACCAGAAGACTTCGTGTTTCGCGGTCGATCATTTGGTGAAAGCCGTGAACTAGACGAATGGTTCGAAGGATTTGATCCATTGAGAATTATTAAGGAATCTTCAAAAAAACTAACCGATGATATTCCAGTAATTCCGGGTGACATGGGAAAGGATTTTGAGGATGAAATTACAACCGATGGTTATGACCATGGTGAAGACGCGCAAAACATTATAAACTCAAACGACGAAATCGATACAGAGATGTATGAAGAAGTTGAATTGGCTAACGGTATGAAAGTTAAGTTTACTCCGGATTATGCTGGTAATGACGCCGGTGAGGTTTTCACTTTAACGGGATGGGATGGCAAGCGTGGTCGAGTTGAAGATTCTCAAGGTCGTGGTTGGGGGGTTAGTGGTTATCAAATCGAGCCAGCTTTTTCAAGTCAAGACGACGATTACGATGATGATTCAATCCCAACGCAGGGATCATCCCGTGATCTGAGAGATATTAATGAAATTGCAGAATGGGCAGCTGATGCAGTTACCGATGGTAGAATGAATTTTGATGAAGCCGTTGAAGATTATTACCAAGACAATTTCGAAGAGAGTGGAATTATGATTGGTAAATTCGAACAGATGGTTCAGGCACATTTGGATAGCTAAGTCATGCGCTTAGTTGAATTCGAAGATCCTGGAGTTTATGTTGCGTTTAAACTTGATTTATCAAGTGCTACGCAATTATCAGATTTTGTTGAAAACGAGTTGGACATGAAGCCAATTCCTAAAGATTTAATGCATGTCACAGTGGCGTCATTCAAAACTGGAACCATTAATGAGTCGACCTTTCCAAAAATAAATTTCCCAATTGAAATTGATATTGCGGATTCATTTAGTACCTTTGGTTTCTTTACACTTCCATTTAAAGGGATTTATAATGCTGCATATATCAATCTAGAAAATAACCGAGAACTAATGATTGCTAGGGGTAACATTTTAGATTGGATGGACGATTGCGGAATATCAACAAAAACACCAGGTGGTAGATTTAGAGCCAGATGGCGGGGATGGACCCCGCATGTTTCTGTTACTTTTCAGGATACAGAAAAAAATAAGCTTCCTTGGGAAGGGGGTAATATGATTAAAGTCAAAAACTTTTTAAGAGGGACTGTGGATCTACCAATTTCAACTATAAAAGTGTCAGATATAATTCTAACGCCGCATGATAAGAATTGGGGAGCAGATTTAGTTTAACTATTTGAAATATATTGTTTAACTTGGGCGGGAGAAATCCCGTCCTTTTTTTGTGATTTTTTCATTGATTTTTCGCCTATTTTTATATTGTTATTAACTTCAAGTATAAATATAATTAACATACAGTAAAGGGAAGCTTTATTGTGTGTTTAGGCAAAAGCAAAAAGTATTGGTGAAGTATTCATATTTTAATATTGATATCTTCACTGTACAGGCATTATATTATAGGCACTAACATAGGCAAAAAGGAAAACATAACTATGGCAACATTAGCAGAAATCAGAGCAAAGCTCGCAGAACAAGAAGACCGTAAGTCATCTTACGGAAACAAAAAATCCAACAACGAAGTATATCCATTCTGGAACATCGCAGACGGCTCAACGGCATTAGTCCGTTTCCTACCCGATGGCGATGACAATAATATCATGTTCTGGAAGGACCGTCAGATTATTAAGATCCCATTCGATTATGAAGGTAAGGAAGTTGAAGTCCAAGTTCCTTGCATGGATATGTATGGTAAGAAGTGTTTCATCACAGAAGAAATTAAGCCTTGGTGGAATGATGACGACCTAATGCCACTAGCTCGTAAGTATTACAAGAAGCGCTCATATATCTTCCAGGGATTTGTGGTAAATAATCCACTTGAAGGCGATGAATGTGAAACACCAATCCGTCGATTCGTAATCAATAAGAGCATTTTTGATATCATTAAGGCCAGTCTGCTAGATGCGGATATGGAAGATAGCCCAGTAGATTTTGATGCTGGTCGTGATTTCAAGATTACTAAGACAAAGAAAGGTAAGTATGCAGATTATACTACATCTGCATGGTCTATGAAGAGCCGCTCACTAAGCGACGAAGAACGCGCAGCAATTGTTGAGCCAGGTCTTCATAATTTAAATGATTTTCTTCCAAACGAACCAAACGAAGAACAGCTAGTAGCAATCAAAGAAATGTTTGAAGCTAGTGTTAACGGTGACCCATACGATCTAAATCGTTGGGGCAACTTTTACCGTCCATATGGTATCCAGGCTCCAGAAGAATCCTCATCAGCCCCTGTTTCAAAGCCTACTACGCCCAAGCCAGTAGAAAAGGTAGCTGAAAAAGCAACTGAAACAGTCGTTGAAGACTCCGATGACAGCGTCCCTTTTGATGTCGACGAGTCAAACTCTCCAAAAGAAGACTCTTCAGCAGTTTCGTCCTTGAAAGACCGTGTTGCTGACGATGCACCTGCCCCTACAGGTAGTGATGATAGCTCGGAAGATAAGCCCGATCCAAAAGCTATTATTGCGATGCTTCGTAACCGCAAAAAAGCTGAGTAAGAAGAGCATATCTACCGGACGGTGCTCCCCGCGCCGTCCGGTACCTTTCTTTTATAGTATTACTTAAAAGATAAGCGTAGGATATAAGTATGGTTGGTTACAAAAAATGAGGAAAAATAAAAATGAAACCATTTGATTTAACAAAATTTCGTAAAAAAGTAGATGGAAAAATTGAAGGCCTTAGCGTTGGCTTTCATGACCCAAGCACTTGGTTGTCTACTGGTAATTATACGCTCAACTATTTGATCAGCAACAATTTCCACCGCGGTATTCCACTAAGCCAAATAACAATGTTGGCAGGTGAATCGGGTTCCGGTAAGAGTTTGATTGCTGCTGGTATCATTAGTTATGCACTTGATAACGGTATTTCGGTCGTGGCGTTTGATTCAGAGAATGCATACACTGAAGAATGGTTAACAAAAGCTGGTGTTGATGTTAAAAAGTATGACAAGGATCTCGGTGGTAATGGTATGCTTATGCGTATCCAGGTTAGTCTTGTTGATACTGTTGCAGAGACAATTTCCAGTTTTATGGAAGATTATAAGAGAGAGTATAAAGACGTTGACCGCGATGACCGTCCACCTATGCTCATTGTCGTTGACAGTCTTGGTATGTTATTGACTCGTACTGATATGGATCAATTCCAAAAAGGCGACCTTAAAGGTGATATGGGTCGTAAGCCAAAGGCGCTAAATGCTTTGGTAAGAAATTGTGTCGTTCAGTTCGCTGAATATAATGTTGGAATGTTGGCAACTAACCACACTTATGCATCACAGGACATGTTTGACCCAGATGATAAAATTTCTGGAGGTGGTGGATTTATCTTTGCTTCAAG